GTGGCGTATTGCTATGAGGATGAGGGCGCGCAGTGGACTGGTACGTCTATTTTCCGCCCCGCGTATAAGCATTGGCGGTTGAAGGATGAGTTGCTTCGTAAGGAAGTGACCACTTTGGACCGTAATGGTATGGGTTTCCCGGTGTATACGGGTAGTGATATTACGGATAACCCGAAGGCTGACCTTGAGTATGGGCAGGCGTTGGCAGAGAATGCGCGTAGCGGTGATTATGCTGGCGCTGCGGTTCCTGCGGGTGCGAAGTTTGAGCTTAAGGGTGTTTCTGGCCAGCTGGTTAGCCCGCGTGAGGCGATTAGTTATCACGATTCGATGATTGCTAGGGCTGTGTTGGCCCACTTCTTGAACCTTGAGAACGGCGGCAGTTACAACTTGGCGCAAACGCAGTCTGACCTGTTTATTCAGTCGTTGCAGACGATCGCCGAGTGGTTTGCGGATGTGTTTACGCAGCATGTCATTGAGGACCTTGTGGAGGTTGCGTTTCCTGACCATCAGGGGATGTGCCCGAGGTTGGTGTTTGATCCTATTGCTTCGCGTAAGGAGCTTGGGGCGGGGGATTTGGCGCAGTTGCTTAATTCTGGGGCGTTGTTTGCTGACCCGAAGTTGGAGGAGCATTTGCGTCGTTCGTATTCTCTGCCGCCGAAGCAGAAGCTGACTGATGCTTTGAAGTCGAAGCAGCAGCGGCAGCGTTTGGAAGAGCAGATGGGGGTCACGTTATCGAGTGATTCCGATACGGCTTCAAGTAGTGAGGAAGGAGGCACAGCATGAACGAGATTCTCATGTATGGCCCGATTGGTCCGGATTTTTGGGAGCCGGAGAATGCTATTACTGCGAAGTCGGTGATGGCTCAACTCTCCGAAATCTCCGGCGACGTGACGGTACGTATTTCATCTGGTGGTGGCGATGTCTACGAAGGCATCGACATCATGCAGGCCTTGAAGAACCATGACGGTGAGGTCACTGTGATTGTGGAATCACTGGCCGCGTCTGCTGCGTCGTTCATTGCGGTCGGTGGTGCCGACCGCGTACTCATGCGGGAATCGTCGGAGTTGATGATTCATCGTGCGTGGACTTTGGCTGAGGGTAATGCGGATGAGGTTCGCAAGACATTGTCCGACCTTGAGCGCCAGGACAATAAGCTGGCCGCTATCTACGCAGGTAAGGCCGGCGGTGAGATTCAGGAATGGTTGGACGCGATGAGCGCGGAGACGTGGTACACCGCCGAGGAGGCTGTGGCAGCCGGGTTGGCGGATGGGATTGTGGCTGAGAAGTCGTCCGCACCGGCGCCGTCGGCGTCGTTGGCGAAGCGGCGTTTCAAGTTCGCTAACCGGGCTGCGGCTCCGCCGCCGCCTGTCACCCGGTCGGTATCGGGGGACGTTTCTACTACGCCCAGTGATGGGCAGGAAGGAGATGCTATGAGCATCAAGAATCTCGCCCAGGAACTGGGTGTTGAGCCGGATGTGCTTCGTGAGAAGCTGTCCGGCTTTTTCAATGAAGAGGTAGAGGTTACGACCACTCTGGATGTGACTTACCCGGAGTCTGTGGAGGTTGTGCCGACCGGCAAGGTTGAGATTGCTCCGCAGGGTTCCCCAATTCCCGAGGGTGTGACTTTCGAGGTGTCTGGCCCGGATGGTTGGGAGACCACCGTGGAGGAGACTACGGGCGTGGTTACCGTTGTGGCTCCTGCGGGTGCGGAGCCCGATACCGAGGGAACTGTTGCTGTCACTGTGGCTGGCAATGGTGACCCGGTGGAGCTGACTGTTGGCGTTGTGGTTAAGGCTGCTGCCGATAATGATGGCGACGGTGAACCGGATGTTCCCGCAGAGACTACCGCAACCATGGAGGACACTGTCACCCTGGACCGTGATACCTACAACGACTTGCAGGCGGCGGCGAAGCTTGGTTGGGAAGCGAAGAATCAGGCTGATGCTAAGGCACGTGAGGACGAGGTAGACACCTGGATTCAGGAGGGGCGGGTTAACGCAGCGCGACGTTCCAAGGTCATTGAGGATATGCACCGTGACCCGCAGGCAGCTCGTGAGCTCTATGGCTCGATTCCTGTGAACACTATTCCGCGCATTGAGTCTGGCTATGGCCGCGATGTTGCCCCGGAGGGTGATTCTGCGGTGATGAGCACTGAAGAGCTCGATGCTCTCTCTAAGTCCCGCCTTGGCAAGTAGCCGGGGCGTTTCAATCTTTTAAGGAGAAAGAATGTCTAATCCAACTTTCCGCCAGGGCCCGATTTCTTTTGAGGCTTCCGAGGCGCTTGAGAAGTTCACTCTTGTCGCGGTGAAGGATGGCAAGATTGCCCCGGCTACTGCTGCTGGCCCTGTGTTTGGTGCGGTGACTGAGAAGGCCGATCCGAATAATGCGGCGCTTCCTGATGCGGTTTCGGTTCACTACGGTGTGGCCGCTGTGAAGCTGAAGGTTGCTGGTGGTGATGCTTCCGCGATTAAGGCGGGTGCTGCTGTGTTTGCCGCTGACAAGGGCGAGGTTGCTGCCACTGGCACTGTGCAGGTCGGTGTGGCCGTGTGGGACGGCGAGGGTGACCGTGTGCTGACTGTTCTCAATTCTCTGCCTCAGGCCGCTACCGCCTAGCAGACTGACCCCTAGGGAGATTTCAAGATGGAAACTATCAATTCTGTATTTGACAACATCAAGGGTCTTACCGTTGATGAGATGCTGGCTAATCCGGCGTACCTTCCTGAGAAGGTTCTCACCGCGATGGATGGACGTGAGGTTGAGCGCCTGTTCTTCCGCACCGAGAACGTTGCTTCTAACGTGTTTGCCTATCGTGAGCGTCGCCCGTACTACCTTGAGGACGACGTGATGAAGACCGCCGAGTTTGGCGAAATCCCGGTCGATGACCCCCGTGAGGATGAGTACAAGACTGGCAAGGTGGATAAGTACACCAAGGGTATTCGAGTGTCTTGGGAGCAGCGCAAGGATGATGACCGTGACGCTGTTGCTCGTGAGCTCGCAGCCCGTACGAACACCATCCTGCGCTCTCGTGCACGTGAGGCCCAGGCCGCTCTTGATGCGGCGGAGACTCAGGAGCTGGCTGCTGCCGTTGCATGGGACCAGCCGGGAGCTAAGCCCGCATCTGACATCCTGGATGCTATTGAGCTGATTCAGGGCGCTGAGGATGAGGACGGCAACTACTTCGAGTATGAGCCTAATGTTCTCTGGGTTCACCCGACTACGCTGACGATGCTGAAGCGTAACGAGGAAGTCCAGAAGCTCTACATCGGTGATATGGCTTCTGAGAACCCGCTGTTTAAGGGCGTTTCGGAGCAGCCGCTCCTGTTTGGCCAGTTGCAGGCAGCACCGTCCTTTGCTGTTCCGAAGGACAAGCTTTGGATTGGTGTTGAGGGCGCTGGCGTTCAGGCCCAGCGTGAGGATGAGCAGATTACTGACTTCTACGCTGAGGGCGGGGATTCTCACCTGGCTGGCCCGCACATGTCCTGGCGCTCGGACTACTCTCACCGCCGTGGCTTTGTGGTCGATTCCCCGAAGGGCATTGTTGAGCTGATGGGTCTGGTGACTAGCTAGTGAAGACGGTAAAGCTGGCGAAGTCGATTCGGTTCCCCGGCGGTCCGCTTCTAAAACAGGGCAAGACTCTTGAAGTGGATGATGCCGTGTTTGATGAGTATTTCAGCAGGGGTGTCTTCGTCGTGGAGGTTCCTGTTGAGCCGGATGTTTCTAAACCTGTTTCTGAACCTTCGTCTGGTGATGAGCCGGTGGGGGATGAGGATGAGGTCGTTCGTCCTGCGAAGTCTGCGCCGGCGACTGATTGGCGTGACTATGCCGAGGCTTTGGGTATGGACACTAAGGGCTTGTCTAAGGCGGAGATTATTGCCGCCACCGCTTAGGAGGCGACATGATTGAAGTTGATAAGGACGCCCTGCTTGCGCTGTTTCCGCGCCCGTTGGACGCGTTTGAGTCGGAGCGTCTTGACGGTTTGATTGCGTCGGCGGTCAAGACGATTGATACGGCGTTTCTCCGTCAGGGGCGCAGCTTTAAGCAGGAGCTAAAGACGGTCCCTTGGTTGGAACCGACTGCGCAGGAAGTTGTTGCTGACATGGTCGCGGCGGCGGTGTTGGTTGGCCCGAATGTGGGGCTGACTAATGCTTCGTCGTCTACTGGGCAGGAGTCTGATTCGGTGGGTTTTCGTGACACGTTGAAGTGGACTTCGTGGCGTGGCGTTCGTCTGACTGATGAGATGGCTGCGCTGCTTGGTTTGTCGGTGGCTGCTCGTGCCTTGGTTCGGTCTCCGCATCCTATTCGGTGGCCGGAGCGTCGCCTGTTTAGGCGGTGGTGACCGTGGAATTGATTACGGTTCATGGTGCCGCGGGCGGCGTGGATGATGATGGTTATCCGGTGCCGGGTGAGCCTGACCGTGAGGTCATGGTGAAGTCGGTGCAGCCGCTATCTCTGACGGAGATGTCGGATGAGGATAAGCAGGGGACGAAGGACATTCTGCGTGTGTGGGCGTCTGCTGGTACTGAGGTCGCTGATGGTGATGAGGTCACTGTGCGGGGCAAGCGGTATCAGGTGCGTATTACAGCGTGGGACTGGTCGGCTCATCGGCGGCCGGTTTATCGGCGGCATCGCCCGTCGATGGTTTTTGATTGCGTGAGGGGTGAGGGATAGATGGCGAAGGTTGGTAAGCCTCGTTTGGATATTCCGGATGAGTGGTACAAGAAGAATCTTGCTGCTCTTGCTCCGCAGTTGGAGTCGAAAGCGCAGGCGGTTGCTGGTGCCGTTGAGGGTGACGTGCCCGTGACGGTGACGATGAAGACTGACCGTCATGGTCGCCCAGTTGCGTTGGTGACGTTGGCGCATGCGAAGGGCCTGGCTATGCAGGCGAAGCATGGCACGTTGACGCGTGCCGCTGCGTCGCAGGGCCTAGACGTGCATCGCTACAACCCGAGGTGAGCGGCGTGGATTACTTCATTCAGCGCAACGCCCCGGAGGTCATTCGCCGCGCTTTGCGTGGCGTGATGGCGAAGCCGATCAGGGTCGTCGCGGCTATCCCGCAGGGCTGGTCCGTGGATGATGGCCCGGTAGTGACGGTGTCGAGCGATGGTTCTCCACGCTCGGGTCGTGCTACGTCGACTGAGAATGTTCGTGTCAATGTGTATGGCAAGTATGAGCCAGAGGTTCGGCGGGTTGCCGCCGAGATAGATGCCTGGCTTCTTAACCCCCACAGTGTTGGGGGTTTTCGTATTTCTCCCGGCCCGTTCCTTGTTGTGAAGGATGAGGACGTGAAGGGCTGGGTCGCTGCAGTCACGGTCGTGGCTGCTTCAACTAAGAAAGGACTTTCCTAAATGACTACCCCTAACACTGACCAGGGCACTCAGACCCTGGAAACGGATCGCGCCCGGATGATTGATATTTGGAAGGACGCGGAGGTCTACATCTCCACTGATGACGATCCGAAGATTGGCAATGATGGGTCGTTTGACCCGAAGGTGTGGAGCTTCATCGGATTGCTCAATGATGGTTCTGGCATTACGCAGGAGCCGGAGGTTGACCGCACTGAAATCAGCTCGTTCGGCGGCGTGTTGCAGCTGATTAATAACAAGTTCAAGAAGGACGTTCGCGGTTTCGACGCGCTCGAGATGAATAACGTGACGTTCCCGCTGCTGTGGCCGGGCTCTGTGTTCAAGGAGGGTAAGCCTGGTGTTCTTGTGGCGCCGGAGAACCCTGCTGAGGTGTTCATTGCGTTTAAGACCACTAATAGCTTCGGTGATGTCTACATTGATGTATCTCGTCGTCGTGCTCTGGTGTACGCAGAATCCGGTAATGAGCGTAACGATGATGGCGCTTCGGTAACTCAGTTTAAGGCTGAGATTCGTAAGGACCAGTACCGAGCTCTGTATGACTACCTGCGTCTGCGTGGGGATGATACGCCGGATGAGCTGCCGGATGTTATTCGATTCTCGGCTGAGAAGAATGATTCTGGTGACGCGGCGGAGGAGGCTCCGTCTCGCGGCGCTGACACCGAGGCTGGCGCTACTCAGTAGTGCGATGGGGTAGGGGAGATTTTTGGCAGACCGCCCCTACCCCTCCACCTAATTGGTCTGCCCAAGTTTTGTACAAACAATTCAATGTGAAAGGGTCTGCCATGACTACTCGCAAGAAAAAGAACGACGATGCTATTGACCCGAAGGACGCCTCTGGCGCCCAGGCCGAGGTCATCGAGGAAACCACCACTGATACCAACGATGAGGTGGAGTACCCCACGTTCACTATCAACGTGAACGGTGAGGATATTGAGATTGAAGACCGGTGGACTCGTGAAGCAGCCCCCGGCGGAATGATGTTCGTCTTCCATGAGCGCTACGCCCAGAAGTACATTCCGAGTGTGCTTGAGCAGCTCATTGGTGAGGACCAGGTGTTTAAGCTGATGGAGCTTGGTCTGTCGGTTGATGAGTTCCGTGAGGTGTTTACGGCGTGGGGTGAGCGCCGCCAGGGAAAATAGAGCTGCTGTACCTCATTGCTCAGCATGAGGATTTGGTAGAGGTTGATTTTCAGCGTTTCTACCACCTGGATTACCGGGATTTTTACCGTGAGGATGGGGGAGCCTCACGTATGACTTTGCGGCGAATGTTGTTGCTCGCGGAGCATTTGCCGTCGGAGTCTTTGTTTCATTCTGTGATTTCTGACCGCCCTCCGGTGAGTGAGGTGTCGTCGGTGCTGATGGATATTTGGTCAAGTCTGAATGGGCAGAAGCACCCGCGTTGGGAGCAGTTGAAGCGTGAGCGTCGCGCCAAAGAACGCGAAATTGCGATGCAGCGGGCGCGTGAGAAGGCCCGAAAGTTTAACGCCGCCAGGTGATTGCCTGCGCGGCCTTTTTTGATGGAGGTGTTCGCCCATGGCCGGTGCTGCTGGCTACGCTGTCCTGCCTACTACGATTTCGCTGGCGGGTATCGGCAAGGAACTGCAGGATAAGCTGCTTGCCCCCACCTCTAAGGCGGCGAAGAAGGCCGGCGACTCCATCGAGAAGGGCATCAAGTCTGGTGCTGATGATGCTGCGAAGCGTGTGGAGAAAGCCAACTACCGTGTGAAGAAGTCCTCGGAGGAGTTGGCTGATGCTGAGGCGAAGCGTAACTCTGAGGTGCTGAAGTCTCAGGCTGCGGCGAAGCAGCTGGAGGCTGCGGAGTCGAAGCTTTCCGAGATGAAGAAGTCCGGCAAAGCCAGCTCGGAGCAGTTGGCTAAGGCTGAAGGCGACGTGCTGACTAAGCGTGCCCGGGTTGAGACTGCCGCGCAGAATGTTGAGAAGGCGGAGCGCGGCGTCGAGAAGGCCATGGCTGAATCGAAGCGGGCTTCTGATTCGCTCGCTACGGCGCAGAAAGACCTCGAGCATGCCACGGAAGAAGCCACCAGTGCGACCAAGGAGTTTGGCGACGCCGCGGCTGATGCTGACGGTAAGGGCCAGGGCTTTGAGGTCTCTCTGGGCAAGATTGCCGCTGCCGGTGCGGTTGTTGTTGGTGCTGTGGGTGCGGCTGGTAAGGCTGCGTATGACATTGGTGCCCAGTTTGATGATGCGTATGACACGATTCGTGCGGGTACTGGTGCTAGTGGTGCTGCGTTTGAGGAGCTGCAGGATTCGATGCGCAAGGTCGCTGGCGAGTCCATTGGTGTTGGCTCTGATATGGGGGCTATTGGCTCGACGCTTGCGGATCTGAATACGCGTCTTGGGTTGACTGGTGCGCCGCTTGAGGAGATGACGGCTCAGTTCATGCAGCTGCAGAACCTGGGCGTGGATGCGGACATCAACGAGGTCTCGAAGGCCATGAGCGGCTTTGGTATCGAGGCGAAGGACATGCCGGGCGCGTTGGATGAGTTGTTCCAGGTGTCGCAGGCGACTGGGTTGACGATTACTGAGTTGTCGCAGTCGGCGGTGAAGGCTGGCCCCGTTTTGCGTGGGTTCGGTTTCTCGATGTCTGATTCTGCTGCGCTTGTGGGCCAGATGGATAAGGCTGGTCTGGATGCGGATAAGACGCTGCAGTCGATGCAGCGTGCGCTGGCGGAGTTTGCGTCTGAGGGGCGTGACGCGCCGGAAGCACTCAAGGAGACCATCGGGTCGATTGAGGAACTTATCAATGCGGGTGATGATGCTGCTGCGATTGATATGGCATCCGGTATTTTCGGTACTCGTGGTGCTGCCCAGTTTGTGGATGCGGTGAAGACCGGCACTTTGTCTGTGGATGATTTCATGGATGCGACGGGTGCCACCTCGGACACGATTGGGGGACTGGCGGAGGAAACCGCTGACTTCGCTGAGCGGTGGGACCAGTTTAAGAATCAGGCGATGTTGGCGCTGGAGCCTATTGCGGCGGCGGTTTTTGACTCTTTAGTTCCGGCTTTGGAGATTGCTCAAGGCGCGGTGTCTGGTGTTGCTGATGCTCTGAAGTTTCTAGGCGAGCATAAGGGCCCTGTTCTGGGGGTTGTTGGTGCTCTGGGCGCTTTGACTGCTGGCATGGCTGCTTATAACGCGGTGCAGAGCTTCAAGGATGCTGGTGGCTTTGTAGGCGTCATGGCCAAGATGAAGACCGCGATTATGGAGACCACGGTCGCGCAGAATCTTCTAAACGCGTCCATGTGGAAGTCCCCGATTACGTGGATTACGGCGGCGATTGTTGCGGTTGGTGTGGCGCTGTGGGCGTTCTTCACCAAGACTGAGACGGGCCGCAAGATGTGGGAGTCCTTTACGGAGGCTCTTGGCGCTGGCTGGGATTGGGTCGTTGAGAAGTTTAAGGCTGGCCTGGATTGGGCGAAGTCTACTTTTGGCCCGGTGTTCTCCCAGATTGGTGACACTATTTCTGGCGCGTGGGATACCACGGTGGAGAAGGTCACCGGGGCGGTCGACCGCATGAAGGAAATTTTTTCTGGGGCTTTGGACTTCTGGAAGACCGGCGACTCTACTGACTACGCCGAAGCTCTGGGCATGAACCCGGACTCTCCCGTCTTCACGTTTTTGCAGCTCTTCCGCGATAAGTTGATTGCGTTGAAGGACTTCGCTGTTGAGGCGTGGGGCTTCATGTCTGAAAAGTGGGGCGAGTTCACCGCTGGCTTCGGACAGTTTTATAAGACGTGGATTTCCCCGGTTGTGTCTTTCATGGGGGATGCGTTCCAGGTGCTGGGCACTGTTGTGGTTGGCGCGTTTAAGGGGATTTGGTCGGCGATTGAGCTCGTCGGCTCGATTATCTCAACGGTGTGGTCCTCGGTTATTCAGCCCACCCTGTCGGTGTTTATGTCTGTGGTGCAGTCTGTGGCGTCGTTCGTTGCCCCGATTTTCACCGCTGTGATTGGTGGGGCTTTCCGCACCCTGGGCGCCCTGATTTCTGATATTTGGAGTGGGATTATTAAGCCCACGTGGGATTTCTTCCGCAATGCAGCCGGACTGCTCGCGGATGTGCTCACGGGTAACTTCTCGAATATCGGGAATCGTTTCTCGTCGATGGGTGACGCTATTTCCGATGTGGTGCGCGGCGCTATCAATGCGGCGATGAACCTCTTCAAGTCCATCTTTGACAACGCGAAGGGCGTTGTGTCCGCGTTTGCTGACTCTGTCGGCAACATGGTGTCCGCTGTGCGCGGCAAAATTGGCGAGATGATGAGCTTGTTCGGGCAGATTCCGAGCAAGATTAAGAATGTTTTCGCTAATGCTGGCCAGTGGCTTGTGAATGCCGGTAAGAACATTATTTCTGGTCTCATCAACGGTATTAAGTCCATGTTTGGGCAGGTCGGAAACGCTATCGGGTCGATTATGCCGGACAAGATTCGCGGCATGATGGGATTCGCTAGTGGTGGTCTCGTCCTCGTCGACGGTGGTATCACCCGCGCCTATGTGGACGGCGGCATCGACAAGTTGGAGCGCTACGCCAATGGCGGTACTCGTGAGGACCATCGGGCGCAGATTGCTCGCGGTGGTGAGTGGCGTGTGTGGGCGGAGCCGGAAACCGGTGGTGAGTCCTACATCCCGCTCGCCAAGTCGAAGCGCAAGCGCTCCACTGAGATTCTTGCCAAGACGGCGGACATTTTCGGCCTCACCGTCTTGGACAAGGATGGGGAGCGTATCACCCCGGCCCCGTACTCTGCGGTAGCGCCAATGAGGGCCCACTACTTCGCCAACGGCGGTGTGGTGTCCTCGAAGGAGCTGTTGGCGTTTGCTTCTGGGCAGAATGTGAAGGGCAAGCAAGCCCCCGGCAGTCTTGAGGGGTCGCCCTATGTGTGGGGTGGTGGCCTGCTTGGTAACTGGGGTGACTGTTCTGGCGCTATGAGTGGCCTGGCGGCATTCGCTATTGGCATGGATTTGGCTGGGCGTAAGTTCGCCACCGGTAATCAGGGCCAGGTTCTTTCTCAGATGGGCTTCTCGTCGGGCATGTCGCCCGGTAAGTCCGCCTTTGAGATTGGCCACTTTAATGGTGGCCCCTACGGTGGCCACACCTCCGGCACGATTTATGACGCTAACGGGCGTGCTACGAACGTGGAGATGGGTGGCGGTCGCGGTAACGGCCAGATTGGCGGTGCCGCTGCTGGTGCTCGTCACTCCCAGTACACGAATCTCCATTGGATTGGTCTGAAGGATAAGCCCCCGGTGCCGCCGAAGATGAATGAGATTCTTCCGATGGCGGAGACCGGTGAGATTGACACGTCGCTGGTCACGGGTGAGTCCACATCATCCGGTTCTGCGTCGCAGACGGTGAAGCTGTCCCCACAGGAGGCGGCTATCGCGACGGCTGCGAACGAACTTGGGGATAAGTCCGTGGTGGAGCACCTTACTGAGGGGCTGCTTGATATGGCTGGTCTTGGTGGTGGCCTGTTGGCGAAGATTCTTCTGGGTAAGCCGGGGGATTGGCTGCCGTCGGGTGACTCCATCATCACTGAGAAGCAGGTTCAGGTTCCGACTTCTGGGAAGAAGGAGGAGCCGAAGGTTGATGTGGATAAGTCGGTGGCTCCGGCTGTTGTGACTCCGGATGAGGCTCGGAAGGCTAAGACTGCGGAGTGGGGCCAAGAGTTCTTCGTGAGTGAGATTGCGGAGGCTGCGAAGCGTCTTGGTGTGGGTGCTAAGGGCGCGAAGATTGGTGTGGCTACGGCGCTTGTGGAGTCGGGTAATCCGATGAAGATGTGGGCGAATCGTGCTGTGCCGGAGTCCCTGAAGTACCGGCATGATGCTATCGGCTCGGATTACGATTCCGTTGGCCTTTTCCAGCAGCGTGATAACGGCGCATGGGGCGAAGTGTGGCAGCGCATGGACCCGTACGAGTCTGCTGCGATGTTCTTCCGCCAACTGCACACCTTCAAGTGGCAGGACATGGACCCTGGCGCTGCTGCGCAGAAGGTTCAGGTGTCCGCGTTCCCTGGCCGGTATGCGCAGCAGATGGGCCTTGCTGAGGAGTTGGTCAATAAGGCTGGTGTATTCGGTGGTGGTTCGTCTGCCGCGAAGCCGGAGGTTCAGCTGAAGGGTGCTTTCCAGGAGTTCTCTTCCGCGTGGGATGGTGCCGATGCTGGCATTGTGGATACATCCTTGCTGCTGCGTAGTGAGGACGCCGCTAGGGCGATTCTGAACCTCGTTGAGGAGAGCGGTAAGGCAAAGACCGGTGTCGCCGCTAAGGACGCCTCGCCGGTGGCCTCCTACAAGCATCTGATGACGACGGGTGACTACGACGGACGTATGGCCCAGATAGGCATCCATGAGGATGATGACCTCGTCGGGGCTGTCATTGATGCCCGCCGCGCTGGTGCGGTGTATGACCAGGGTGGCTGGTTGAAGCCGGGCGGCATCGCGGTGAATCTGTCGAATGAGCCGGAGCCGGTGTTTAACGGTGACCAGTGGCGCGACATTAAGCGCGGCGGTCTGAATGGTGAGCAGGGTATGACCCTTGTGGTCAATCTTGAGGGCCAGGAGGTGCTGCGCAAGCGCGTGGACAAGGTCGAAGGCGAGGTCACTATCAACACGGAGGAGATTAGCAAGCTGCGCCGTCGTACTGGTGTGGCTGTTGCTGCGACTACTAGGGGAGGTGCGATGTAAATGGTGAATCCTGTGCGGTTTGGGTCCGGTTTTTCGGGTGTTGATTTGCCGGACCCGCCTGGCTACAAAATCACCTATACTGCGCCGCACCGACCCGGTGAGCAGTTCATTCTTCACTCGATGCTCGACACGGAGGCTGATGAGCAGCGCGTAGTCCTCAAAGAGGGCGGCTTTGGTGACGGTGTAGGCGGGGTGGACTTTACTTCGGTGGAGTCCGTCACCCGCTACGGTTCCCGCGTGGCCGGGATGAAGGTTCCGGCGTTTACCGGCTCTCTGGATGTGGTTGTGCGCCCTGGTCCTGATGAGTCTGTGATGGAGACGCTGCGTGATTGGCGCAACTCTTGGTCCTATTTTGCGGACGGGAAGTTGAAGGTTGTGGCGCGTGATGGTGGTGACCGTGAGGCGCGTGTGCGGTTGGTTAGTTTCGCAGAGGTTCCTTTTGACCCGTCCGGCGTGACCCTTATTGAGGATAGTGTTCAGTATCAGTGTCTTGATGGGTACTGGTCTGGGGGTGTTAGGGCATACACGGGTAACGTCACTGTGACGAGTCCCGGCGACCTGCCCCCGAAACTCCGGCTGCGTTGGGATGGGCAAGCCACCGCCTTCTCCCTACCAAGTGGACTGAGCTTGAGTCTGGCTACTGGGCCGGGCGTGCGATGGATTGATTTGGAGCGCGGCATGCAAGGCCAGGTGACCGACGAGGGCGGCAACGTTGATACCGGAACGTGGTCGTCGCTTCGTGGCGTGCTCGTGGGGGAGACGCTGCAGCCACACACAAAGAATGATTTTCAGTTGGGCGCGGGACTGACCCTAGAGGTTACCCCGCGCTTTCTTAGCCCGTGGAGGTGACACATGGTCAATTGGCAGCAGCATAAGGCTCACCGTGAAGCGGTCATGGAAGCCCACGGGCAGTACGTCGGCCTGTATGACAAGAATTGGGAGCCGGTGCTCGATATTGAGGATTGGCTGGAAGCGGAGTGGGGTGGCGTTTTTGCGGACGTGGGCAACATGTCCATGACCTTGCCGGGTGAGGTATCGCCGGGCGTGGTTAATCCCGTCGTGGACTACCTACTGCGCGATGACATCCGCCGCTTAGACGAGGGCGGCCGTTTGGATGCGCTCATTCACGGCGCGGTGCATGTGGTGGTGGAGCGGCCTGGTCTGCGCCGCCGCTGCTACCGCATCCTAGAAATCAGCCCACAGGGTGGCGACCCTGAGGGCAACCCCGCCGAGGTGGAACTGTCCGGCGTGGACTCGATGGAGCATTTGAAGCATTTGCCGTTGTGGGCGGACCCGTCAAATAGGTCGAAGGTGGTTCAGGCGCAGTGGGAGGACCGCCAGGACGGCAGTGCTGAGAAGGTCAGCCGCAAGCTCATTGGCCGCAACCTCATCGGCTACCAGCAGCCGAGCCTGATGGCGTCGATGTTCTCGTGGACGGACAAGTACACAAGCCCTGCGCAGTGGCGGGGATTCAACCCGTCGATGCACCCGGTGATTTGTTCACCGGTGATGTCTGGCAACCGCTCCGAGTGGTGCGTGGTGTCGGCTCGTTGGGACAACGCCTGGGACCTACTCAAAGCGACATGGGCGGCGGCAGGCGTGCAGCCTTTCGCGTGGCTGTGGCTACCCGGCGATGAGCAACCCTTCCCTTCCTATACGACGCTCTCGTTGCCGACGACGATTATCGACTTCGCCCCCAGGGCCACAGTCACCGGTGCTGCCGGCATCGTCGGCCAGGCATTCCGCCAGCTGAAGCGCACGATTAGCAGCGATGATTACATCACCTCTGTGACTGAGTTTGCGGACGTTGATGTCAGTAATACGGACGGGCGCAAACCCTGGGTGGTGTACACCCTGATGGATGCGCCGAGCGTGCAGGTGCGCAAGTCTACTGACCATCGCTTCCTTGTTGGTGGTAAGTCTCCGGACATGGTGAACAAGGTCGTCAACATCGGTATCAAATCAGCTATCGCGGCGGCTGTGTCAGCTGTGCCGGTGATTGGTGGCCCTGCTGCTGAGGCGATTAAGGGCGCCGGCGAGCTGGCGGCGGAGATGTCCGCAGACCGCCTGTTTGTGCTCAACGAGCACGTAGACCGTAATCGTGAGTTCCACTATGGGCGGTCCCGCTTCACCGCCATATCCAAACCGGGTGAGGCCAACACCGTTGACTCGCTACAGAAAGCTTGGCAGGCGAAGCAGGAGACCGAGGGCGGAATCAGCGCCGAATTCTCCATCGACAACCCCGACCCGTACCTACCAGGCCGCGACTTCGACCTCGGGGACACCATCGGCGTCACCGCGTGGGGTGTGGTGTGGGCCGCCTACGTGTCTGGCCTGACGTGGACCTCGAAACCGGGGCAGGAAGTTGGCTGGCAACTACGCATTGGTGATTACGCTTCGCTGGCGTCGCCGGGTGAGCTCTACCAGGCGAATAAGGAGAATGTTCGTGCTGTGATTGGCCGGCTGGCCGTGACAAAGGGAGGATAAATTGGATTACCGCTACATCGTGCCCACGCAGGTGCCGGAGTCGGAGCACCCGTACGCGGGGCTGTTTCTCGGCATCGTTCCGGAGGGCTACGAGTCACGGGCGGCTCGCCACATCTTCGACGAGCTCGGCGCACGCCTTGAGATTGGGGAGCCGGAGACCATCACGCTGGGGTGGGCGGTGGATTTCGATACCGATAGTGACCGCACCCGCACCAACATTGGGGACATCATGGACATGGTGGTTCCTGGAGCGGATAGGCGCGGCGTGAGGATTGTGGAGGGGCATCTTCCGCCCGGTATCCGGCTAGAGCGCCACACCGGAAAACTAGTCGGGGCGTTCACCCGCCCCGGCCTGTACGACGTGACCCTCATGCTTGGCCCGGCGGTGAAACTCGACCCGCTCGGCGGGGCCGGCACACCAGGCGAAGCTGTGGCGTGGATACCCATCAATCAGCAGAGGGCTAAGGCTGAATCATCGACACCCGCGCCTAAGACTCTGGCTGACCTGACCGCCCTAGAGCTATCCCAGCTCGCTGCTGAGGCCATGCGCCTAGAGCGCTTGAAGGCCATGGAGGAGCTAGACAATGGGTATTAGGCCAAACAACGGTGACAAAGCTGAAACCAATTACCGCGTCGACGGAAGCACTGAAGCCCAACAACTCATCAACGATGCGGAGCACACAGGCAACGAAGCCGGCAAGGTCTTCGCAGAGATTTCGGCGCAAGCAGACTCCGCCAACAACGGCATGAGCGAGCTTTCAAAAAGGGTGACAGCTCTAGAGCAGCTGAACAACCTCCCTCTAATCCTCTTCTGGGACGGGAAATCCACCAAGCCCCCATTACAGCCTAAGTGGCGTCTTTTTAACGGGTCGACCGGACAAATCGAGAAAGGATAGATAGATGGCAACGCTAACCCTCAAGGGGAAACTTGTTGACCTTACTACCAAGCCAGTTGAGGATGTCACAAATGTGACTGTAAAGGCCCCGGCCCCTAACGCGGCAAGCGTGGGCACGATTACTACCCAGCCAAGGAAAGTTAACCTTTCTTCGGACGGGTCTTTTTCTTTGACTGTGGCTGAAGGCACCGGCTGGCTGTTTATTGAAGGACCCGGATGGTCTGACAGCATCCGATTCGTCGCTAAAGCCGGGATGACGCTGTTTGAACAAGCCCGGCTGAATGCTGGACCGTGGCCTGTTCCGCTGCCGATTGCGGAAGCTTCTATTGAGGAGATCAGTAAAGCGCTCGAGTCTGCGATGTCGCGATTCAATAATGCTACTGAATCCACTACCCAGGTGGGCTGGGTAGCAAACGCTAGCAAGCGTCTTGCGCTTGATGCGGAAGGCAAAATACACATCGTGACTGCCCAGGTCACCCGAGAGCAAGACGCCGCATCAAAGGGCTACGTAGACGGGCAAAACAACTTCAAATCCCCACGGAGACTTACCTCAGGTGATATTGGGGAACTTCGGGGGAAAGACGATGCCGGAGAGTACGTCGTGGCGTCAGTCGACGCAGCGAAGAAGATTACCGGGTGGCCAGAAAACCAACCCGGGTATCTCGTAAACCGAACCGGGGGAATCCCCACCCAGGAAGTCATCACATACACGTCCGAGGGACCGCGACTCTGGTGGCGTGAATGGCGCCCAGGCCCCCAGTCGTGGAGCGACTGGATTGAGCCCGGGAAGAAGCAGGAGGTACGGGAAGATGTAGCCCTCGAACATGCGATTCGAGCGGATGCCGCAGCCAAGCGGCACGGCTATACCGTGCCCACCAATGGGCGCGGCGTTGTCATGCTCCGCTTTGACGATTACCCGCAGGACTTCATTAAGAAGATTCTACCCGTGCTCCGAAAGTATGACCTGCCGGCATACTGGGCGTGCACTATTCGGCACGTAGAGCAGGAGCAGCCCACTGATTGGGGAACGGTGCAAGACTGGTTCCTCAAAGACGGCGTGCGTATCTGGAATCATTCTAAGACGCATTCTAACTCCACCACGCCGGAGGATATTTTAGACAACATCGCTGGTGCAGCTGACTATTTCGAGTCGAAGATGCCGCAGGTCGCTATCGATGGGTGGGTGCAGCCCGGAACTGGGAGCAGCACCCCATATATCGATTTCAAATATGGTTCCCATCAGTCGTATTGGGATACGTTTGCAGGCCGGCTAATCATGCAACGTCATGGTGTAGTCAACGGTGGTACGGGTGGATACATGCAGCCGATGGGCGGTGAGGCAGTGGCTCAGTCGCACTACACCTATGAGGCTGTAACCGCGGATGATTTCAAAGAACAGGTGAAGCTGGCGCAGTCTGGGCCGTACGCTCTATCGGTGATGGCTCATCCGAAGTTCATCGGCACCGCAGGCTATATGTCTACGGCTGACTTTGAGTCGTGCATGGCGTGGCTGGCGTCCGAGCGTGACGCTGGCCGTCTGATGGTACTCACCGGGGATGTAGGCCCTTCACTTTCCGCTGGTGGTGGGTGCCGTAATGACCTACTGCCTGATTTTCCCACTGGGGCTTTGAAAAATACCATGTCTGCGACTCTGGACACGAAACCGGTGTGGTGGGCAGGTGGCGGAGTACGAGAGTTCCAGGCCACCGTCACAGTATCCGCGTCAACGGTCATAGAGCTTGAGGTGGCCGGCGAACCGGCAAAGAAGAAGCAGTACACGCTTCCTGCGGGGACACACACTATCCGCACATTTTTCGGCATGCCTAAGGGATTCACGACTTTGAACTTTTGGGTACGACGCATTTCCGGCGGAAAAGCGACTTTGAACGCGGCCCACGTCTACGCAGCATAAGGAGAAATTTTATGCACCGTACATCAACTGACAAAGAGTACTACGAATCTGGGAAAATCGTCATCGACGCAGACGGTATCCCCCTAGAGCCAGCTACGCTATCAGCGCTCGAGCTGAAAACCGATAAAACTTACGTCGATGGAATCGCTTGGAATAAGGGGCATATCTACAAGCAAGATAATCTTGATGGCTACTTCGGCCGAGAAAAACAAGGCACATATTCGCTGTCAAGTACTGTCGGAGGAAATCCGCTTGGCACACCGGGCTGGATGACCCTATCTTATGATTCGAGCTCGGCCCGATCGAGGCAGACTGTCACAGCGTCCTCTCCCACAGATGACCGCGCAGTCTACCGCACCTATTCAGGCGGGAAATGGACAGACTGGCGTCCCGACACCCCAATTGGGGACTACCTGAATTCCACATCCAACGCGGATGACCTCATCTACCCCGGCTACTACCCAGTCAGCAACTCGCAGGCGGCAGGTCTACCGACTAGCGTGCTAGGTACTGTCCAAACGCTCCCCGCAGGAACCGCGAGCGCGGACAATGTGCAACTCTTCGTATCCTCGGAGGACACGCCCCGCATGTGGGCGCGGCGCGTCGGTGGACAGTGGTCCCGCATCGGCACCGACACCGACAGCAATACCGGAGGAAATGAAGAAACCCCCACCCCAGGACAAATCACCTGGGGGCCGGTAACCGAAACCACTAGGAAGTCCTCCGAGATTGCTGGGACTCTTAGCCACGACCGGATGGTCGTGTTCAACGGAGTCGGCGGGCCTCTGCGACAGTCCCGAGACCAGGGCAAAACGTGGGAAATTGTCCACCAGTTCCCAGGGCAGTCAATCGAGCTGGTGGAGCCGCTGGCCAATGGGGAAATCCTGGTGGCGACGAGTGGCACCGTGGACGGTGTACCCTCCACCCGCAGGGTCTACGTCAGCGACGGATACGACCCGGCGGACCCATCGGCGGCGCAGTGGACACACAAGCTCACCGGCTCGGCACAGTTCGTAAAATTCGTGGACTGGTCCATCAACCAACACGGGCCGATTATTGTCCTCGCAGAATACGGGCCAAAAGGCGGCATGGTGTGGGGCTCCGGGTCGGAGCCTATCCCAGAAGGAGAAAACGCACGATACGCTCACCTTTCCCTAGACCACGGAAAAACATGGAAGAGAATATTTGACCTCAACGAGTTCCTAATCTCACGAGGACAGGCAACCCTACTTCACCACATCCACGGCGTCGCATGGGACCCCTACTGGGACCGCATCTGGTTGTCCTTCGGCGACGCGATGGGAGGTAACGGCTCAAACGGCGTCATCTACAGCGATGACCTCGGCGCAACATGGGAAGTTGCCTACCACTCCGCTGAGGTAGACACACCCGCTGGGTGGCAGGTAGTCGGCATCCAGCCGATGAAAAACTGCGTCCTATTCGCTGGCGATATGACCCCAGCGGGAGTTATGCGCCTAGACCGTGCAGGTGGAAAACACCGCGAAAAGTGGGAATTTGTCGAAGCCTGGAATTACGGAGAATCGCACAAACTTCTTTGCCACGCTATCCGCCACCACGAAACCGGGCGCACTGAAACCACCCTCTTCGGATTCTCACGTGAAGGCACCCCCAGCCCCAGCATCATTGTTGGCACCCATGACGGAATCCAGTGGAACCTTATCTGGGAATCCTCAGATAACGCCTCGCCCGGATTCCGATTCATGGCCGGCCCGACTCTTACAGGTGAGCTAATAGCTGCAATTAATAGGAGTGGAACGTGGACAGAATTGAGGGGAAAAATTGATGCCTATTAGACCCGTCACCCCAGGGAACGCTCACGAAGCATCACACGAAATCACCTAATCGCCGCCCACAAGGCGGCATTTTTTATACCCAAAGGAGGGCGTGATGGTTACTCACCCGATGAAACCGGGCACCTATCAGGTGTCTAGTGGCTATGGGCCACGCTGGGGCACGTTTCACGCGGGCCTGGATTTCGCGGCACCGATTGGCACGCCGATTTATGCGGCGGCTGATGGTGTCGTGGTTGAGGGCCGAGAGCGCTATAACGTTTCTGGTTTCGGCTCGTGGATATGGCTGGACTGCCAGGATAGCGTCGGCAAGGACTTCATCTACGGCCACGTGAAGCACGACGGCATTCTAGTTAAGGCCGGTGACCGTGTACGAGCAGGCCAAAAGATAGGCGTTGTGGGCAACGAGGGCGAGTCCACCGGGCCGCACCTGCACTTTGAGGTGTGGGGGTCGCCGGGCCGCCTAGGTGGCGCGCATCAGGACCCGGCCCCGTATCTCGCGGGTGCCGCACAACCCGGCGAGTCCACCTCCCGCCCTGTGGGGAAGCAGGGCGGCACCCTCTTCGGCGTTGATGTGTCCGAGCATCAGGACGGCATGAGCCTCAAGCAGGCGGCGCGTGAGGGTATCGACTTCGCTATCATCCGCACCACCGACGGAACGCACCGTGACCGCTGCTACCGCTCACATCTTGAGGATGCGGAGGGCGCCGGGATGCTCACGGCTGCTTACCACTACCTCAGGAACCCGTCTGAGGGCACCAGCGTGGCGCAGCAGGTGCAAGCCTCCCTGGAGGTCATGGGCGACAAGAAGCGCCCGATGTGGATTGATGTGGAGACCAACGCAGGACTTCATGTTGACCACATCCGTCAATGTAAGCGTGAGTTCGAGCGCCGGGGCGTGCGGGTGATTGGCTGCTACTCCTACGTCCCCTACTGGGAGGGCCGCATCACCTCGGGCGAGCCGGACAGCCACGAGTTCGGAGCGTTCTGGGTCGCAGCCTACGGTACCAACCCCCGGGGCAAGCCCCGTGACATTTACCCCGGCGACCAGCACCGCCAATGGGACTACCCGCTAGGCAACCAGAAGCCCGCCCTGTGGCAGTTCGGCAGCAACGCCCTCGTCGCGGGGCACGCGGTGGACATCAACGCCTACCGGGGGACACGCGCCGAGCTGGGAGCGCTATTCACAGGAAAACAGGAGCAGGAGCAGGAGCTAAGCATGGCCGACATTCAAAGAATCCTCGACCACATTGACCGGAAAACCGAAGAGACCAAGCGCTACGTCGATATTCGCATCACCGACCCCATTGGCTCGGATGTGAAAGATATTCGACAGCAGCTGACAGGCGGGCGCGACAAGATTGTCCGCGAGGACGGCACCGTGGACATTGAGGCGTCGTACCCCGGCTGGAAGCACCTAGGGGTGAACGAGAAAGGCAAGGGCATTACCCCAGTTGACGCCCTTGCTCACATGATCCAGATGATTGTCCGTATTGAGCGCAAGCTCGACCAGCTCCTGGGAGGTAAGCGATGACACGTCCTTCACCGATGCTCACTGAGGTGGGCGAGTACGTAGCTGACGCGGTGGCTGCTGAGCTGGTGGCTCAGCCGTGGTGGCTACGCTTCAAAGGCACCATCATGCTGGTGTTGCAGGCCCTAGCGTGGCTGGCGGGTATCCTGCCCGTCTATCTGGCGGACGCCCCGGCGTGGTTCATCGCCGTGGCTGGCGGTATCGGCTTCATCCTCACCACGCTTGTCAACCGGCTCACGATTGATGGGGTGACCCCGTCCATGGCGGGCCGCTTAGCTGAGCAGGCCCAGCACGCAGAATCCGAGGCCGCGCCCGCCACCCTGCCGGTCTACACCGGGCCAACCACAGCAGGGGAGTGACCGGTATGCCGATTGACCACCTGCCCGCCAAATACCAGCCAGCGGCGCGTCGGCTCCGCGCCTGGTGCATGGGTGACGCCCCCGCCCTTGTCATCCTCGGCATCTCCATCATGGCCCGAGGTGTCTCCTACCTCCCACCGCTCATGTCCCCGCGTGCGCAGGCCGCGCACCCCGCCGAGGGCTTCCTCTCCATGCCAACCTGGGCCGTGATTTGGATAGTGATTGGTGCCGCCTGCATTCTGTCGGCGTGGTGGGGAAAAGCCACGCCCATAGCGGTAGGGGCTGGGGTAGGTCTCAATATCTTGTGGGGCTTAAGCTTCCTGACGAATAGCATTATCAATGACAGTCCACGCGCCTGGGTGTCCTCCATTGGCTACATCTCCCTTGCCCTTCTGACCATTTGGGCGGTGTGGCGAGGTCACCGCGAACCGGCACTAGAGGGGGAGGAGATACGCGATGCACTTCAGCGAGATTGATGGGGGGCAGCTGGCCACCATCATCGTCGCCATCATCTCCGCTCTCGGAGCCTACGCTGGTGTGAAGGCTAAGGCGAGTGCTGACCGTAAAGCGGCTGAGCCTGCCAACTGGCAAGCCCTCACCACGGAAATGAAAGCCTATTTCAAAGAGCGCCTAGAAACCCAGCAGGAACGGCTCGAATCCCAGGGGGCGCGCATCGCCGCCCTAGAAGACCGGCTGACTGACCACATGGATTACGCGGCGTGGCTCGAAGGCCTAGGCCTCCCCAAACCCCCATTCCTGCCGTTTGATGAATGGCGCGCACGCCGATAAACCTGACCCTCACCCTGTACGGGTGGGGGTCTTTTTCTGCGTTTTAGGGGGATTCTGCCGCAGGGAAGAAATTCCCTGAACCACGCGACTCCCACCCAGGAGGCCTATACCGCTTAAGGCGCTGATGGGCAGTCACATGCTTCATCCCCAATGACTCCGCTAGGGAGCGAAGGGACACTGAAGAATCCTCGAGGATTTTGTGTGCAATCTCGGACCACTCAGGTACCCCAGGGGCAGCATTAAGCACATCGATTTCCTGTTGCGTGAGAGGCCTACCCCGCCGTGATTTAAGAGCAGCCGCACGTCCCGCTTTCGCCCCCGCAGACCGATTGCGACTAATCTCACGCGACGCCTCCACCGCTTTAAGTGGGTTGCGGTGGGCGTCCAAGTCTGCGAGATGCTTATTGGAGTGCTTTTCCCATGAAGCCCGCATATTCCCACGCACCTGCTGGGATACAAGGGGCTTTTGGGCATGTAGACCGTGACGCTCGCGATAGTCGGCAACCTTGATTTTATGGCCCAGGCTGACATGGGTAGAGAGGTGCTTGAATCGCTTGCCGCACTCATGGCATAGGAGGCCGTCGGGGTTTTCGTCGATGATGCCGTATTGGCCGTGGCCGTCTTTGTCGCCTACCTGCATTATCGGCTCATCTTGCTAATCGCTTGTGGGGAGACGCCGGCGGCGCGGGCTACGCTGGCTTTGCTGGCACCGGCGGCGAGGGCGGCGCGGATAGCTTTGTCCCGCTCCTGGCGGAGCGCCTCAGCGGTGTCCGCAGCGTGCTGATATGCGAAGGCGGCTTCCTCCACGTCGGCGAGCTGGAGTTCCCCCAAATCCCCGGCGGCGCGGGCGGACTTCACAGCACCGATGAGGAAGTCTGCGTCGGCTTCGCTGATAGCGTCCTCGTCAATGTCGCGGTCGTCCAGCTCTTCGATTTGGGCGATGTAGGTGCGGAGTACGTCTTCGGCGGCGTCCTCGTCCATGTCGAGCATGTAGTGCAGGGTCTCAGCAAGGCGGTTGATGGTGGTGCCCTCCTCCTCGCGGAGGTTGACGACGGACACATCCCAGACGTGGCAGGCGAGGCCTTCTAGGATGTCGGCGGTCAGTGGGCGCGGCTCCGTGGGGGCTTCGTCCTCGTCTAGCTCGGATTCGTCTAGTGGGTAGACCGCTAGGAATTGGTCATAGTAGTCGCCATATTGAGGATCGCGGCGGTTGTCCTCGTGGTAGTCGACTAGCTGACGGCGGAGGTCTTCGAGCGTCTCGCCGGTTAGCGTATGCACTTCGTTGGTGGTGGTGAGGGTGTACATGGGGTGTCCTTTCTGGCGGTGGTGGTCTTGGTGCCCGGCGGGGGAGTCGAACCCCTGCTGCGACCGTCCGGGCTGCTTTTTAGAGTGCGTTGTTGGCGACTACGCTCCAGAAGTCGGCGTCCTGGTCGAGGTAGAAGCCTTCGCCTTCGGTCTGGATGAGGGTGTCGGCGATGGCGTCGATGTCGTGTTCGTTGGCGTACTCTCCGAGCGGTTCGATGATTTCGCGCTGTACTGCTTCGTTGCGGGTGGTGTAGGTGTTCAT